AGATGGCTGCGCTGTATGACATCCCTCGTGAGATCCTGCTGTCGCAGATCACGCAGGAGAGCGGCTGGAACCCGGAGGCGAGGTCTTCGGCTGGTGCCCTTGGCCTGACACAGGTTATGCCCAAGACGGCGAAGGGGCTTCGTCCGGGTCTGTCGGAGGAGGGTCTGGCGTCCCTGATGCAGGATCCGACGGAGCAGATCCGGCTTGGCGCGGAGTACCTTGGCCGGTTGCGTGACCGGTTTGAAGGTGCGTGGCCCGAGGCCCTTGCTGTCTACAATTCGGGTCCCGGGACGGTGGAAGACCCGCGTGCCGGGACGAAGGACGACCCGCATGTTCGGTATTTCGACGAGTTGGGTCAGCGCCAGTGGGTCTATGACACCCCGGAGACGCAGAATTACCTGTTGGACATCATGGAGCGGGCTCGGACTGGTGGGGACGAGCTGTTCATCCGCCGCGCTTCGCCTGACCGGACGCCCGAGGAGCGACGTTCGCTGATCGAGGAGCGGTTCTTTGCTGTCCCGGGCGGGCGGTACGTGTACGAAGACGACGACTACTACGCCATTCGGCCTCGGATGCGCCCTTCTGCGGCTGGCTCTTGAGCCTTGAACCACGGACCACGGTCCTCTATCCTCCACAAGTCAAACACAACTAGGAGGACGACATGTCCGTACTGCCGTTCAAGGAAGACGCCGACTTCGAGGCGCATAATTCCGCTGCCACGAAGACCGCTGAGGCGGAGCTTCGCGAGTTCGTCGCGGACTATGAGTCGCACCAGATGGCCATCGACGACGCTCGGACGGACCAGAAGGATCTGATTACGGTTATGAAGGCGAAGGGGTATGACGTGAAGGCCCTTCGCGAGCTTCTGAAGCGCCGCAAGCAGGATGCGGGAGCGCGGGAAGAGCTGGAGGCCACGGTGCAGCTCTACATGGACCTGTTGCGCGGATGATGCTAAGTTTGCCCCCAAATAGCGTGTTTGGGGGCAGCTGCGCAGCCTGCCCACTGGAGCTTGGCAGGAGGCCACGACCATGATGGGCTACGGCTACGAGAACGCGGCAGGCGACCGCATTTCCGCGCTGATCGACATGATCAACGGCGGAGGGCCGGGCCGCTCCGGCGGCACTTTCGAGGGCGGCGGCATCCTGTCCCTGCTGGCGAACGCAGTCGCGAAGCCTTATGGCTCTGTACGGGAGCGCCCCGGACATACTCCCATGGGTGCGGCGGCTCCTACTCCGATGGAAGTGCTGCGGCCGGTTGCCACTGGAGCGGGTGTCGAACCGGTTGGGACCATGGATCTTCCGCCCATGGACGAGCGGGCCTCGCTCCCGGGTCTTGCTGAAGAGGGCTACCGGGGCGCCATTTCCCGGCCCGCAGCCACCGGCGGCCGCCGTTTCATGGAAGAGGACCTCGCCGTTCTGGGCAGCCTCCACCCTGACGTCGCCGCCCTGTTCAGCGGAACTCGGGTGGGGGACCCTCTTTCCCCGCAGCAGGCCATGTTCCTCGACGCTGCGCGCGTTGGCTCTGCCGCACCGACCGCAACCCTTACTCCCCCGCAGTACACGGTGCGGAAGGCGCCCCCGCTGCAGGGTCCGCCTATTCCGGTTCCAACCCCAGCCCCGGAGTCTCTCTATCCGCCGTCCGGTTTTACGCAGGACCAGCTCGAGGGAATGTCTCCGGAACTCAGGGCCATGGCCGAGGAGTACAACCTCGAAAACTTGGGGTCGATGCGCCCCTAACCCCTCGCCCTAGGACTCGAGGTACACCATGTCGTCCTCCGCCTCGGCAATCGGACGAGCAGGAGAGTTTTTGGCGAGCTATATCCTCGAGACCTTTGGCGTCGAGGTACACCATGTGAGCCGCGACGGGGCGGATCTGTGGTGCAAGATCCACGGTTCACGGATCGTGACCGTAAGCATAAAGACCGCCTCGGTTGTGTCGAACAGCAAGAAAACCGGGCACACATACCGGTTTTTCACGCCAAACACGGTTCCGGTCGATTACTTCGGCTTCGTTGCTCTGGATCGCCAGATTCTGCTGATCCGGCCCTTCGAAGAGAAGATGCCACGAACCACGACGATCCCGGCTCGGACCTTCAACGAGGGCAACCAGCGCAGGACGATTGAGGAAATGATCGCCGCTTGCTAGGATGCAGCAACTTTTCGGAGACGTCCCATGTACAGTCAAGGTCAGCGCGTCCTAGAACGCATGCCCGCCGAGCACCGGGAGCACCTGATACGCGAGGCGGAGCGGCTCCAAATCCCGCTCGAACTCGCTGTGGCCATGCTGCATCAGGAGAGCGCGGGGCGCGAGGACGCGCTCAGCCCCGCGGGCGCCTATGGCTACATGCAGCTCATGCCTGGCACCGCCCGGGAGCTCGGCGTCGATATGTCGGACCCGCTGCAGAACATCACGGGCGGCCTGACCTACATCCGTCAACAGATGAGCAAATTTGGAAGCCTGCCGCTGGCGCTGGCCGCCTACAACGCGGGCCCGGGGGCTGTGTCGGAGTACGGCGGCATCCCTCCGTACGCGGAAACGCAGGACTACGTCAAAAAGATTCTCGGCCGCGTCGGTCTCGACGAGAACGCCGCACCCACCGGCCAGAGCCGAGGCGTGTTCGGCGCACTGCCGGAACGTGCGCAGGCGCGTATCCAAGGTGTCAGGGAGGCATTTGCTCCCACCCCTGAGGGCGAGCCCGCACCCGGCGTCTTCGGCCGCTTGGACCGGGGCCTTGGAGCACTCTTCGGCCGTGGGGAATCGGGTCCCGAGGGCCCAGATCCGGCGTCCGTGGAGCGCCTTCGGGCGGCCCTTGAATCGGGCGACATCAGCCAAGACACCTATGAGCAGATGTATGCTCGTTTGCTGCTGGAGCCGGAGGACGACAGCCGCGCGATGGGTCTCATGAACCTGTCGGACTACCTGATGAACAGCTACGAACCCCCTCGTTTGATCGGCTCGTCCTTGTCCACAACTCCCCTGCGTGGTAGTTCTGGGTCCGGAACAAGTGCGATACAACGACTGGGGGTCCGACCGCTGGTATGACGGTAGAATACAAAGAGCTGACTGTCGAAAACATTGCAGACGTCATGGTTCTCGGGCTGGAGATGCACGAGGAGGCGCTGCCGAAGAAGTACCCGGTAGACATCGAGTATGCCGCCCAGAGGTGCTACGAGAACGTCATCCTGTCTGACCACGCCTTCGGCGCCATCGCCATGGACGGCGAGGAGCCGGTGGGCATGCTCATGGGGCAGCTGGCCCACTACGACTGGGCCCCGGTCATGTTCGCCTACAACCTGATCTGGTACGTCAAACCGGCGCGCCGTGGATCGATGACCGCGTTCCGCCTGCTTCGGATGTTCGAGCGCTGGGCCAAGGAGAAAGGTGCGGTGCACGTGGCCATTGGACTGGCCTCCGGGGTGCGCACGAAGAGGACGGGCAAGGCCCTGAGCCGCGCGGGCTACCGGCACATGGGCGGGAACTTCATCAAGGAAGTCTGATGGACCTGAACCTGAACGCCATCCCGGACGAGGTCCTCCGCGAGATCCTGCAGCTGACTGAGCTCCAAGCCAAGCAGGAGCGGCAGCAGCGCGTGCACGACAGCTTCATGGCCTTCGCGCACCACGTCTACGAGGGGTTCATCGAGGGCGCGCACCACCGGGTCATTGCCGAGAAGCTCGAGCGGGTGGCGCGTGGGGAGCTGAAGCGGCTGATCATAAATCTTCCACCTCGGCACTCAAAGTCCGAGTTCGCCTCGTACCTTATGCCAGCATGGTTCCTCGGCCGGAATCCGAAGCTGAAGATCATTCAGGCCACGCACAACACCGAACTTGCTGTCCGCTTTGGCCGCAAGGTGCGCGACCTGATCGGCGACCCCCAATACCAAGAGGTCTTCCCCAAGACGATGCTGCAGGAAGACAACAAGGGCGCAGGCAAATGGGGCACCACGGCGGGAGCCGAGTACTTTGCCTGCCTGACTCCTGATACGAGGGTCAACACCCCGCACGGATTGGTTCCCGCAGGCCTCATCAGGGTCGGAGACACGCTGCTCAATGCCTCTGGTGAGGTGACTGTCGGAGCTGTCTACCACAGCCAGCACGACGCAACGGTACGCTTTGCTGGCGTCTCCTGCTCAAAGAACCATCCAATCTGGACGATGAACCGAGGCTGGGTTGAGGCCGGTGATCTTTCCTCACGGGACGTCTTGTGTGTGGAGAGTATTTACGGCAAGATGAAGGCCCTGTTGAGAGGATATCTTCATGGCCTTGTGGAACACCCCCATGTATCGCCGCTGGTACAACATCAAATCCAGATGCGAAAACCCGAAGAACGAAAAGTACCGGCTGTACGGCGGGCGCGGGATTACCTTGTGCGAGCGCTGGCAGGTGTTCGAAAACTTTTTGCAGGACATGGGGCACCCACCCTCGCCGCAGCACACGCTGGACCGGATCGACGTGAATGGTCCGTACAGCCCGGAGAACTGCCGTTGGGCAACGGCTCGAGAGCAGTCCAACAACACTCGTTTCAACGTGCGTCTGGATGGCAAGACTCTCGCGGAGCACGCGAGGGAGTTGGATATCACGCCGGAGGCTCTTCGATATCGCTTGAGCAAGGGTCTGGACAAGAAGGATGTGCTGTCTCCCGAGAAGCGTCGAAAGAAGCACTTGAACGTTACAGTCCTCCAGAAAACCTTGGATGGATCCGTCATTGCGCGGTTCAGCTGCTTGTCGGAGGCGGGAAGAGCGGTGAACCCGAATCGCCCGGAGTCTGGCCTGAAGGGCGTCTGGCGCGCCTGCGCAGGGGATCGAGACACCTACTTGGGCTTCTGCTGGGACTTCGACCCGTCGGAGACATCCGAGTAGAGGAGCACGGCCCGAGGCCTTTCGTGAACTACCGGGTCAGCGGGGACAACACCTTCTTTGCCGAGGGCGTCCTGACGCACAACTGCGGCGTCGGCGCTGCTATGACTGGCCGTGGCGCCGACCTGCTGATCATCGACGACGCGCACTCCGAACAAGACGCCCTGTCCGATACGGCGTTCGACCACGCCTATGAATGGTACACCTCCGGCCCTCGCCAGCGTCTCCAGCCCGGGGGCGCCATCATCGTGGTGCAGACCCGCTGGTCTAAGAAGGATCTTACGGGCAGGCTGCTCGATGCGCAGTCCTCAGACCCCATGGCGGACCAGTGGGAGGTGGTGGAGTTCCCGGCCATCCTGCCCAGCGGGGAGCCTCTGTGGCCGGAGTTCTGGGACAAGAACGCCCTCCTGTCGATCAAGGCCTCGCTGCCCGTCGGCAAGTGGTCCGCGCAGTGGCAGCAGCAGCCGACCAGCACCGAGCAGGCCATCGTCAAGCGCGAGTGGTGGCAGGACTGGGAGAAGGAGAAGGTCCCGGAGCTCAAGTACATCCTGCAGGCGTACGACACGGCGTTCTCGAAGAAAGAGACGGCGGACTACTCGGCCATCACGACGTGGGGCGTCTTCGAGCCCGACGAGGGCGGCAAGGACCACGTCATCCTGCTCGACGCCAAGCGCGGCCGGTGGAGCTTCCCGGAGCTCAAGGAAGTCGCGTGGGAGGAGTGCGAGTACTGGGACCCGGACATGGTCATCGTCGAGGCCAAGGCCTCCGGCCGCCCGCTGATCGACGAGATGCGGACGCGCGGCATCCCCGCTGTCGGCTTCTCCCCGGGCCGCAAGGCCGGGGGCGGCGGCGTAGACAAGACGACTCGGATGCACACGGTGTCTCCGCTGTTCGAGGCCGGGATGGTGTGGGCCCCGCTGGGCAAGAAGTTCGCCGACGAGGTGATCGAAGAGGTTGCCTCGTTTCCAAATGGGGAGCATGACGACTTTGTGGACTCGATGACGCTTGCTCTGATGCGCTTCCGTCAGGGTGGCTTTATTGCTATACATGACGAAGAGTTGCCGGAAGAAACCATGCCTCGCAAACGGGAGTACTACTGATGTTGCCGCCGCGCCCGATGGGAGCCATGGTAGATTCCGCGTTGGTGCCGGAAGAGCAGGGCTTCGAAATCCCAGTCGAAGGTCCGATGGAGTTCCCGGGTGGAGCAGAGATCGTACCGCAAGAAGACGGATCTGCGCTGATCCAAGCCATCGCCGAGATGGCCAGTGAGATGGACGTCGAGCAGCTGATCCCGTTCGATGCCAACCTCTCCGAGTTCTTGGACGACTCGACGCTCGCCGAGATTGCGACCGACCTGCTGGCCTCCGTCGAGGACGACATGGAGTCCCGGTCCGAGTGGGAAGAGACGTACGTCAAGGGCCTCGAGCTTCTGGGCGTGAAGCAGGAAGAGCGCTCGAGGCCGTTCGAGGGGGCGTCCTCGGTCACCCACCCGGTCATCTCGGAGAGCGTGGCCCAGTTCCAAGCGCAGGCGTACAAGGAGCTTCTGCCCGCAGGCGGCCCGGTCAAGACCCGCATCGTGGGCGCGGTGAACCCGCAGGTCGAAGCGCAGGCCAAGCGCGTCAAGGAGTACATGAACTACCAG